TTCTCCTGCGATAGCAAAACGAGTTAGACGCGTTCGCTACAACAGTAAAGAAGGCTTCGTCGATAGCCCTACCGTGGTTTCTAATGATGCGGTGAAGCTCGGCGTAACCTCTTATGCTTCTTTTCTTTATCGTCAAAGAGGAGCCGTAACCGACTTCGCTAGCTTCGATGGCATGGTATCGGGTAGCGGCTCCGGACTTAACGCTATGGTTAAGCAGCTACTCGGTATAGATAGGCCGCGCGTAGCGTGACCGTTCCGGTATACACCGACGGGCTAAACACCGCCCTAGATGCCTTAATGGCGAAGCTAACCGCTATAACGGGGATGGTATCGACTAACGACCCGCGCTCGATTACGCCGCCTTGTGCTTTCGTGGACGCCCCATCGTGGACAACATATAGTAACGGCGTAGTCGAATTAACCTTCCCGGTAAAGCTTCTTACATTGGGACCGGGAAACCTTGACGCACAAAGGAACCTAACGCACCTCGCGAGCCTTGTACTTGCCGCCAACATTGGATGCACCGCAGGCCGACCAACTACCGCAATTATCGGCGGCTCCGAGCTAGCGGCATATGATCTAACGATAGAGACGAAAGCAGTAGCCTAGAACCATGAGTAAGTACGAAATACTAAAAGCTAGGGTAGGGACAGTAGGCGAAGAATACGACGCCGAAGCCGCAGCCGCTACCGGAGTAAATATCGACGCCCTTATAGCCGGCGGGTTTATCAAACTATCCGCACCTAAAGTAAAAAAGTATGTTAAAACAGAAGTAGAAACCGAGCAGGAGAAATAAAAAATGACTACCGTATTTTTGTCTAGCCCTGTAGTAACCGTTAACAGCGTCGATCTTACTGATCAATGCACGAGCGCCACTTTTTCTCAAAGCGTCGATGCTCTTGAAAAAACTGTCTTCGGAAATGTTGCAAGGCTCTACACCGGGGGATTAGAGACCAATGAGCTAGTGCTCGAAATGTTTTTGGATTACGATAGTGGCGATGTATGGGCTACCTTAAATGGCTTGGTTGGTGTAGCGACGACAGTAAAAGTGAAAGCCGACGCCGGTGCAGCTTCGGCAACTAATCCCGAGCTAACACTTACCGGTACTTTGCTCGCTTCACTACCGCAGAATTTCGCTTTGGGAGAGCTACAAACAGTAAGCGTAACCTTCCAAGGCGGCGCGTATACTGCCGTAACCGCATAATCAAGGCCTAAACCGGCCCGACACGAAAGGCTAGATAGTGGAACTAACACTAAAAGTAGTACTACCCGACAACACCTACGAGGTGTCTACTACCCTTTGGACAGTCATCCAATGGGAACGAAAGTTTAAGCGTAAAGCTTCCGACATGGTTAATGGCATTGGCGCCGAGGACTTGGCGTACCTTGCTTGGGAAGCATCGAAAGAACAAAAGGTAGTAGTACCCGCTTCTTTTGACGACTTCTGCAAGAAACTTAAAGCTACACCCGAAGTAGTAGACGGAATTAGCGAGGCAGGCTCGCCAAATTTTATCCAACCGGAACCTATAGAAGGCAATTAGCAGAGCTTCTAGTCGTTACCGGTTGGGCGCCAAAGTGTTACTATGAAAGTTTTGACACGCTAGACCTCTCTACAGTCGTTAAAGTAATTAAGGAACGACATCAATAGAGGGTAAAAATGGCTTCGCGGGATAATCTACAGATCGACGGAATTCAAGAGGCGTTAGCCGACTTGAATAAACTCGACCCTAGTTACCGCCGTCAAGTCACCAAAGACATTACGGCAGCAGGCCAAAAGACCGTAGCGGAAGCTCGCTCAATGGTGCAGACTTTCGACAACAGCAAAGGCAACGGCGCCCCGCTATCCGGCATGAAACGCGGCGCCCTTATCTCCGGTCGTATTTGGTGGTATAACGACCTAGCCGAAAACGGCTTTAAGGTAAAGGTAGGTGTACGCGCCACAAAGGAACGCTATGTAAACTTTGCGCGCTATACCAACGGAGTTAAAACCCATACCGAGCAAGTGCCTTTCGGGTCTATCCCGTATAAGTTAATGGTGATACAACAAACAAACGCCGGCGGCGCGATCTTTGACCATGCCGGTATACGCGGCGAAAGCTCCGCCTTTATTGCGAACCTAAACAAAGAAGAAGGCCCGGCGCCCCGCGTAATCGATAAAGCGGTAGAGAACAACAAGCCGCAAATGCGACGAGAAGTAGAAGCTACTATCGCCAAGATCGAAGAAAAACTAAACCGAAGTCTTAAAAGAAGGTATCGCTAATGGCTATAAATATTCCAATTATTACTACCTTTAGCGATAGCGGTATCACCGCAGCGAACAAGCGTCTAAAGATGATGGCGGGACAGTTCCCCGGAATTGGTTTAGCTATCGCCGGAGTAACCGCAGCCGCTACCGCTTTCGGTATCGCCGCTTTTAAGGCTGTCGGTAAAGCTTCCGATTTTGAGGAAGCGATGTCGAAAAATAAAGTAATTTTCGGTAGTGTATCCGAAGAAATTGTAAAGTTTTCTAAGGAAGCTAGCCGGTCTTTAGGTCTTGCTCAAACCGCCGCACTTAACGCCGCTTCAACTTTTGCAACTTTTGGTAAAGCCGCCGGCATGTCCGGTAAAGAGTTGTCTAACTTCTCTACAGAGTTCGTCACCCTCGCAGCCGACCTTGCTTCGTTTAATAATACGACAGTAGACCAAGCAGTAACAGCGCTAGGAGCAGCGCTAAGAGGCGAAAGCGAACCTATCCGCGCTTACGGCGTACTTCTTTCCGATACAGCTCTAAAAGCCGAAGCCCTCGAAATGGGTATCTATAGCGGCAGAGCAGCACTAACCGCCCAACAAAAGGTACTCGCTACACACTCCCTCGTATTAAAACAAACAGGAGATGCACAGGGAGACTTTAATAGAACTAGCCAAGGGTTAGCTAACCAACAAAAGATACTTAAGGCAACTTTAGAAAATGTGCAAACCCAACTAGGGCGCGCGCTTCTTCCTGTTTTTACGAAAGCCGTAAAGTACTTTAATGACCATGTAACCCCGGCGATCGAAAAAATAGCCGACGCTTTCGGGGAAGGCGGATTGGTTTACGGACTACAAACCGTAACCGCGCTTATGGGTCCTTTCGGTAAAACAGTTGTAGGCGTATTAAGGCAAGTAACAATAGGTGCGGCGATGACCGCGAACGCGGTACTAAACATCGGTACAGCTTTCCAAAAGTTCAAGGAAGCATTAAACCCTTTCGGAGACCCCGGAAAATTCGAGTTCATGAGCTATATCGATATCGACGCTATCGGGGCGTCTTTTGACAAATTCATCGCGGGCGTAGGCCAAGCTCAAATAGTCGTTACGGGTGCTTCTAGCGCATTGAAAGCGTATGAAAGAAACACATACGACATATTACAAAGAATTAAAGAACAAAGAAAAGAACAAGAAGAACTAGATAAAGAAAACAAGAAAGGTAAAGCAACGGTTACAGAGTATGCCAAAACTCTTAAAGAAGCTTTAGGCAAAGCATTAGATACCGCAACCAAAGCACTAGAAGATGCTCAGGGCGCTTTTATGGATTTCGCTAAGTCGGTTAGCAACAGCCTTAAAGATGCTTTCGATTTCCAAAGCGCGTTAGAAGCCGGTAAAGAAACCGGAACAGGATTTTTAGATGGACTGAAAAGCAAAGTACAGGGCGTAAAAGAATACGCCGCAAAGATACAACAGCTTCTCGATAGCGAACTAAGCCAAGAAGCGTTAAGCATGGTCTTAGACGCAGGCGCGGAAGCCGGTACAGCTATCGCCGATGAGCTCATTAAAGGCGGACAAGCCGCCATCGATCAAACTAACGCGCTAGTAAATAGCGCTAACGAAGCCGCCGCTAAAGTTGGATTAAACGCCGCTACGAAATGGTACCAAAGCGGAATAGATGTAGCACAAAACATGGTCGATGGATTGGCGGCAACACTTGACAAAATGACGCCGAAACTTATGGCAAAGATGGACAAGATCGCCGCCAAAATGAAACGGACAGTAGACATAGATGTAAGAATTACCGAGCAAGTGAGCCGTATTGTTACAACTATTGCCGGCGGTGGTATACCGAAAATGGCAGCCGGCGGTATAACGATGGGTCCACAAGTAGCGCTTATCGGTGAACGCGGACCCGAAGCGGTAATCCCTCTATCGAAAATGGGCAATATGGGCGGGATAACCGTAAACATAAACGGCGGTCTTTCAACTAGCGCCGACATTGGACGCGCTGTAGTGGACAGTATCCGAAGCTTCAACCGCGCCAACGGTCCGGCGGCTATCTCTGTTAGCGGCTACTAATGGCAGCGCTAATAATTGAAAGCGGCGAATACTCCCTAGGTATCGATACCGGCTTCCTAGTAGACGCTTTCACACTCGACGACCCGGTTAAAGACCAACTAGACGGCCCATATGTTT